ACTCCTGCTGACGCTCTCGGACATTCCCTACTTCTTCTATGGGGTCCAGAAGCTCAGGGAGATATCATCAGATGGTTTCAACTTGGGGGACTCTGGAATTTTGTGGCGCTCCACGGTGCCTTCGCTCTCATAGGATTCATGCTCAGGCAATTTGAGATTGCCCGACTTGTAGGAATCAGACCTTACAATGCTATTGCTTTCTCAGGTCCCATTGCTGTATTTGTTTCAGTATTCTTGATGTATCCTCTGGGTCAATCCAGTTGGTTCTTTGCTCCCTCTTTCGGTGTGGCAGCAATCTTTAGATTCCTACTCTTCCTACAGGGCTTCCACAACTGGACGCTCAACCCGTTCCATATGATGGGTGTAGCAGGTATCCTAGGTGGAGCATTGCTCTGTGCCATTCACGGTGCTACAGTAGAGAATACTTTGTTTGAAGACAGTGACCAATCAAATACATTCAAGGCATTCGAGCCTACACAAGAGGAAGAGACTTATTCGATGGTCACGGCTAATCGTTTCTGGTCTCAGATCTTTGGTATCGCCTTCAGCAATAAGCGTTGGCTACATTTCTTTATGCTGTTTGTTCCTGTCATGGGTCTTTGGACCAGCAGCATTGGTATTATTGGTCTTGCACTTAACCTTAGAGCTTATGACTTTGTTTCACAAGAGATCAGAGCAGCGGAGGATCCCGAGTTCGAGACGTTCTATACAAAGAACATCCTATTGAATGAAGGTCTACGTGCTTGGATGGCACCAGTGGATCAACCACATGAGAACTTTGTATTCCCAGAAGAAGTGTTGCCAAGAGGCAACGCCCTGTGATATAACTGGAGGGTTTTAGGACCCTCTTTTTTATTGTTATCATTTTCTAACACAGTCTTGTTAAAAAAATATAAAATCTAAGAAATAATACCTACATACAGTAGTCACATTAAGACTTATGAAGTTTTTATTAGCATTATTTGCTTCACTATTTTTGGCACTTCCTGCTTGGGCAGTAGATGTCCAGATGGGTGCTAATGGCAACCTAGTGTTCGAACCTGCTGAGGTATCAATCAATGCTGGAGAATCTGTTCATTTTATTAACAATATGCTACCACCACATAATGTCGTGGTTGATGGTCATCCTGAGTTGAGCCACGAAGGTCTCGCTATGTTACCAGGCGAAGACTTTACCATTGACTTCCCAGAGGCAGGAGACTATACTTACTGGTGTGCTCCCCACAAAGGTGCGGGCATGATTGGAACAGTTCACGTATCGTAATGCATCACCTAGAACACATGATTATTTGTTGCGTAGTCGGTATTGGTATCGGCACCCTAGCAGTCTGGGGATATAATAAAATTAAAGATAGTAAAAATCACAATCCATGAGAAAATATATCGTTACAGTAAACGATAAAAAGCATGTGGTCTATTCCACAGCATCCGAATGGTTCGTATTAACTTCAGTCATTTCACACATAGAAGACAAAAGAACATGGAGCATTTATTGGGACGGGCACTGCTAATCATAGCGGTGCCTTTTGTTTTAACTACACTTTACTTTGGATCTAGGAAGGGTGGATACTATGACACCGATATGTACAAGGGAAATGGAACCGCCCACTAAGCGGCGGTACGATTTTTCTTTATCATCTTTTTCTAGAATGTTTGGGGTGCCTCACGTCACTCAAGAAATGTCCGACTTATGTTTTGAGTGGGCGTTAGGTGAAGAGATAGCACCCCTCGATTGTTTACACCACGTTGACAGATACTTTAGATCATTATGGACAGAATATCAGAATTAGAAAATGAAAATCGCTGGTTGAAAGAAGAGGTCAGAAGATTGAGACATCAACTGGCTATGAATGATGAAAAGAAATGGGCACATCCAAAGTCCTGTGTCCATAATCCCGACCCTTGGAAAACATGGAATTTTCAGAAGCGTTCATCTTAGGTTTTATGCTTTCGTTTGGTATTTTTCTTTTTCTTATTTCTATTTTATCAGATCAATGATGCATCAACTAGGACACATAGCAAGAGCAGTAATGGAACGCCCGTGGTGCCTAGGTGTCATGGGGTTCCTTTTAGTATTCGTTCCTATCCTTGGAATGTGGGCAGTCCATAAATATGGTTGGGAACATTGGGAACCATTTAGTCGTCATGAACCTCCTACTCCGCCCACTGAATGATATAAATGACCCCGTTTGGAGTGTGATATTCAGTATCATGCTACTCCTAGCGGGGGTTTTTTATGTTGTCTACTATATACTAGGCATTGATAAGAGAGAATCCCATGGGAGCGATGACACCCCCGAGTCGTAAGAGTTGTTACAACTTTAGAGTGATTTCAATAGATAGAGTATTAGACGGAGATACTATTGATGTCACGATTGATCTCGGTTTTGATCTTTATAAAAAAGAGAGAGTTAGAGTTGCTGGCGTGGACACGCCAGAGAAACGCACCAGAGACGCAGAAGAAAAAGAACTTGGATACGACGCAACTAACTGGCTCAAAGAAAAACTCGAAGGCGCTATTAACGGTGATGACGAGCTTGTTGTTCGCACTGAGCTTGTGGGCGGTGTTGGCAAGTATGGTCGCTTACTCGGATGGTTATACATCGGGGATGGAGAGTTGTCCCTCAATGAGCAAATGATTACAGAAGGCTACGCTTGGGCATACGATGGTGGCACCAAGCAAAAAGACTTTGAAGAACTCAGAGAAATCAGACGTAGCAACGGAACTCTCTGATAACAACCAGTATATTATAAAAATATAATTGGTGTGTAAAGCGATACTTATAAAATCGTAATAAAATTTTACACTATTTTTTCCTAGATACACTATAATAAGTGTAGCTGGATGTAACACATGATGTACGGGACTTACATGATCCTCATCTTTGTTTTAATCCTTTTTGCCGTTGGCGGGGTTGAAGCAACGATGAGGTTTTTTGCTTATGTGGATCTACAGTTACGCTATGCGTGGATTAGATTTAGAATGGAAATGATGCGTAGGAAACTACATCGTCAACTTTCTAAAGACACCGCGAACATTGAAAAGATGCTACAGGAACTCAAAAAATGAACGACAAAGAAATGTCCGATCTGTCTGTAAGCAGAGCGGAATGTCCTAAGTGTGGTGCTGTCTGGATTAACGGACAACACTACTGGTCTGGCACAGGTAAGAAAGGAAACGAACTTGACCTTGCTGGTTTAGTATGTAATAAGTTAGGCAATCATCAATGTATTAACCCAAGGCGTGGTGCTGATGGTGGAGATACTTGGGCAAAGAGATTGGAAGATCTACAAAACAATGGTCCAGAGATGGACAAGGACATGAAAGATAAATAATCAGTAGTGATCTGATTGTTGTGGCAACTAGTAATGATGTTTATTTGGGCAACCCGAACCTGAAGAAGGCGGGTACACCCATTCAATTTACAAAGAAGCAAATTGATGAATGGATCAAATGTAAGAATGATCCCATTTACTTTGCTATGAATTACATTCAGATCATCTCTCTTGATGAAGGTCTAGTGCCTTTCAAGATGTATGATTTTCAAAAAGAAATTCTGCGTGATTTCCATGAAAACAGATTCAACATCGCAAAGCTCCCAAGACAGACAGGAAAGTCTACTACGGTTGTCGCTTATCTTCTTTATTATGCAATTTTCTATGATAGCGTTAACATTGGTATTCTTGCAAACAAGGCATCTACCGCTAGGGAACTTCTAGGAAGATTACAACTTGCTTACGAGAACTTGCCCAAGTGGATGCAGCATGGTATCCTTGTATGGAACAAAGGTAATGTGGAGTTAGAAAATGGCAGTAAGATATTGGCAGCTTCTACGTCTGCAAGTGCTGTCCGAGGCATGTCGTTTAACATTCTCTTCCTCGACGAGTTCGCCTTCGTTCCAAACCATGTTGCGGAGCAATTCTTTGCCTCTGTTTATCCTACTATTACTTCTGGTAAATCAACGAAGGTAATTATTATCTCCACGCCTAACGGCATGAATCACTTCTACAAGATGTGGGAGGATGCTAGACGTGGTAAAAATGATTATGTAACTAATGAAGTCCACTGGTCGCAGGTCCCTGGAAGAGACGCTAAGTGGAAAGAAGAAACAATCAAGAACACATCTCCCCGTCAGTTCGCACAGGAATTCGAGTGTGACTTTCTCGGTTCTGCGGACACACTTATCAACCCATCAAAACTACAAGCAATCCCATTCCACGATCCGATACAGAGCAATGCAGGACTTGACGTGTATGAGAGAGTGCAAAAAGATCACGAATATATTGTTACTGTTGACGTTGCCAGAGGTATCGGTGGCGACTACTCTGCTTTCATCGTGTTTGATATCACCACGGTGCCGTATAAGATCGTTGCGAAGTACAGAAATAATGAGATTAAACCTGTATTGTTTCCCTCGGTAATTTTCCAAGTCTGTAAAGAATATAATAATCCATACGTTCTGGTAGAAGTAAATGACATCGGTGATAGTATTGCTGCAACTCTCAACTACGATCTCGAATATCCTAACGTCCTTATGTGTGCGATGCGAGGGCGTGCTGGTCAGATCGTTGGACAAGGTTTCTCAGGTAACAAGACACAACTAGGTGTCAAGATGAGTGTAACTGTTAAGAAGATTGGTTGTGCTAACCTCAAAGCAATTATTGAGGAGGACAAACTTATCTTCAGCGATTTTCAGATCTTCCAAGAGCTTACCACATTCGTTCAGAAGAAGCAAGCATGGGAAGCAGATGAAGGATACCATGATGACCTTGTAATGTGTATGGTTCTCTTCGCATGGTTAGTCATGCAAGAATACTTTAAGGAGATGACCGACCAGGATATCCGCAGGAGAATTTATGAAGAACAAAGAAATCAAATTGAGCAAGACATGGCTCCTTTTGGGTTTATTGATGATGGCTTGGGCGACGATACCTTCGTGGACGCAGACGGCAATCTGTGGGAATATGGAAACACCCAAGAAGAAGTCAGCTATATGTGGAACTACTGATGGATATTGGGGATCAGTTCAGTCTGGAACATCTTCTTTTCAGAGAAAGGGTTTGTAGATCTTGTGGAAAGAAAAAAGATTTGATCTCTGAATTTTATTTGACACGTAAAAGTAAGAAAGGTCATCCGTCAGCATATGCTTACGAATGCAAGGAGTGTACGGTCAAGAGAGTAATAGATAGTAGAAAGAGAAGAGATCCTTTTGCTGATTGGGGATATCCAGACTGGTAGTTCATGTATAGTTCACCACCTCTGAACTAGTCAAAAATCTAAATAGATTTAGATAAATTTGATATCTAAAGAGGTAAAATACATGGCAAGTCAAGTCTCGCCTGGTGTTGTTATTAGAGAACGTGATTTTTCCAATGCTGTCGTTGTAGGAGCTACCGCTATTCGTGGTGCTTTTGCTTCATCTTTCCGCACTGGACCTGTAGGCAAAATTGTAAACATTGGTTCTGAAAGAGAACTTATCGATACGTTCGGTACACCAGCTGAGGCAAATGCTGCTGACTGGTTGGTTGCTGCCGAGTTCCTCCGTTATGGAGGACAACTAGCAGTTGTACGTGCTGCTAGCGGTGTTCTAAATGCTACCGCATCTGGTGCTGGTGTTCTTATCGGTGATAAGGACGCATTTGATGCTGGCGTAACTTCCGAGAAGTTTGCTGCTCGCTACGCTGGTGCTGACGGTAACAACCTTCGCGTTGTAATCGTTGACCGTGGTGCTGATTGGGTCGTTACCACAGCATCTGCTCATGGTCTATCTGTTGGCGGAACTTACGTCGCAAGCAATGGTTCATATGAAGTAGTAGAAGTTATCAGCACTACCAAAATTGCTGTTGTAGGATCTGGAACTCTTGTTCCTGCTGGATCTGATACAGTAGTTGCTTGGGATTACAACTCACAAGCAATCGGTTCAACTGGTCTAACTTATAAGTCAATCGCTCCACGTCCTGGAACTTCTGCTTTTGCATCTGAGCGTTATCTCTCATATGACGAAGTACACGTTGCAGTTATCGACGAGAGCACAAACACAGTTGTTGAGAGACTAACATATCTCTCCAAACTCTCTGACGCTAAAACTCCAGAAGGTGCTTCGGCATACTGGAAGGATTATGTCAATGAGTATTCACGTTATGTTTATGCTGGTGCTGCTCTAGGTGCTAGTGAGGTAACAACTACTGGTGAAGATCCTGGTGCTGCTGCGGCATCTTATGGTGCTACTGCAGGTGCTCCCCTAGAACTCGCAAGAATTCTACCTACCGCAGGTGGCGCTCTATCAGGTGGTACTGATGATTACGCATATTCTGCTGGCGAAATTCAAGCAGCGTATGACGAGTTCCTAGACACCGAACAGACCACTGTTGATTTTGTACTCATGGGTGGCGACGCTGCTAATGAGACTGACACAATCGCTAAAGCACAAGCAGTTGCTGCTGTTGCTAATAGCAGAAAGGATTGTATCGCTTTCATCTCACCTTGGACTGGAACTCAGGTAGCAACCTCAGGTGGTGCTGCTCTAACCCCAGCACAACAACTAGCAAACACACTCGCTTTCTTTGACACCATTGCTTCAAGCTCCTATGTTGTTCTAGACAGCGGTGTTAAGTACACCTATGACCGCTTCAACGATAAGTATCGTTATGTTGGTTGCAACGGTGATGTTGCTGGTCTCTGTGTTTCAACTTCTTCAATCCTAGATGACTGGTTCTCACCTGCTGGTCTAAACCGTGGTGGTATTCAGAATGTTGTTAAACTAGCATTCAACCCCAACAAAGCACAACGCGATGATCTCTATACCAATAGAGTCAACCCAATCGTTTCACTTCCTGGTTCTGGTCCTGTACTATTTGGAGACAAGACTGGTCTTGCTTCACCTAGCGCATTCGACAGAATCAACGTTCGCCGTCTCTTCCTCAATGTTGAGAAGAGAGCAAGAGCACTTGCTGAAGGCGTACTCTTCGAGCAAAACGATAGCACAACTCGCGGAGCATTTGCTGCTTCTATGAACTCATACCTCTCAGAGGTTCAGGCACGTAGAGGCGTCACCGATTTCCTAGTTGTTTGCGATACAAGCAACAACACACCAGAAGTCATTGACAGAAACGAGTTTGTCGCTGAACTCTACCTCAAGCCTACACGCTCTATCAACTATGTAACGGTTACCGTAACTGCTACAAGAACGGGCGTCTCGTTCGCTGAAGTCGTCGGTAGATGATAATTAGTTATAGAGAAAACAACACGAGGTTAATCAACAATGGCACTGTCAAACGTTTCTAGTTTTTTACAAACTATCGGTCAGGGCGTAAAGCCCAACATGTTCCTGGTAGACGTTCAGTTCCCTGCCGCTCTCTCAAAGAGCGGTGAGGATCTAAACCTTACAAATATTCTTTGTAAGTCTGCTGCTCTCCCAGGTTCCAATCTAGGTGTTATCGAAGTTCCTTTCAGAGGAAGAACAGTCAAGATCGCAGGTGATAGAACCTTCGATACCTGGACTGCAACCTTCTTCAACGATAAGGACTTCAAACTTCGCGCATTCTTTGAAGAGTGGGCGAATAACATCAACACCCACGAAGCAAACACATCTCCTCTCTTTACTCCATCAGCCACTTCTGGTTATATGGCAGATCTTAAGGTAGATCAACTAGAGAAGGATGCTTCCGAGGAAGGTTCAATCCTCAGAAGATACACCCTCAAGTATTGCTTCCCAACCAACGTTTCTCCTATCGATCTTGCTTATGATAGCAACGATCAGATCGAAGAATTCACCGTTGAGTGGCAGTATTCTTACTTCACTGCTGAAGGCGGAACACGCTCTGGCGTTTCTAACCTTGGCGTAGTCTGATAAATAGTTGAACGCTCAACTGTTTGTATTTTAATCATGAGTCAGTTATTTGGCTTCCAGATTAACAGAAAGGAGGGACAGAAGGGGCAATCCCCTGTCCCTCCTTCTGCTGATGAACCCATCGCCGTCGCCGCTGGTGGGTATTATGGAACGTATGTAGATACGGATAATCAAGCTCGCAATGAGTTTGAGATGATCCGTCGTTATCGTGATATGGCAATTCACCCTGAGGTGGATAGTGCGGTGGACGAAGTTGTTAACGAATTTATTGTTAGCGACGCTCACGATACTCCCGTGGAAGTTAACTTAGACAACCTAGAAGTTGGAAACGGAGTAAAAAATAAAATTCGTAATGAGTTTGAGTATATCAAACGTTTGTTAAATTTTGACAATCGCGCACATGAGATTGTTAGAACTTGGTATATTGATGGTAGACTATTTTACCACAAAGTTATCGATCTAGATAATCCAAAGAAAGGAATTACGGAACTTCGTTATATTGATCCAATGAAGATCAAAAAGGTCCGTCAAAAAATTGACAACACCCCGAAAGACGCTCTAGCGAAAGCAGCAATCAAAGGCACTGCGCTTGAGTATGAATACGGAACGTTTGTTGATTACTACCTTTACAATCCAAAAGGATTTTACAAGGGTGGTGTCTTAGGTCCAGTTGGTGATATGTCACTTTCACAAGGCGTGAAGATGGCAGTTGATTCAATCACCTTCTGTCCTTCAGGTCTACAAGATTTGAACAAGAGAATGACTCTTGGTTTCCTACACAAGGCAATCAAGTCTCTCAATCAACTGAGAATGATTGAAGATTCACTTGTTATCTACAGATTGTCTCGTGCTCCTGAGCGTAGAATTTTCTACATTGACGTTGGTAATCTTCCCAAAGTAAAAGCGGAACAATACCTACGCGATGTAATGTCTCGCTATCGCAACAAGCTAGTCTATGACGCACAGACTGGTGAGATGCGTGATGACAAAAAGCATATGAGTATGCTGGAAGATTTCTGGCTTCCTCGCCGTGAAGGTGGCAGAGGAACTGAGATCACTACACTCCCAGGCGGTCAGAACCTTGGTGAACTCAAGGATGTTGAATACTTTAAGAAGAAGCTTTACAACTCTCTCAACCTTCCCCCTTCTCGTCTTACCGACGATAACAAAGGATTTAACCTCGGTAAAACAACTGAAGTCCTACGTGACGAACTCAAGTTTACCAAGTTCATCGGAAGACTACGTAAGAGATTTAGTGAACTCTTCCACGATATTCTCAAGACCCAACTCATCCTCAAGGGAGTAATCTCCCCAGAAGACTGGGATGACATGAAGGAGCATATCCAGTATGACTATCTCTTTGATAATCATTTCAATGAACTGAAAAAAATTGAAATGATGAACCAAAGAATGATGACTGTCACTCAGATGGATCCTTTTGTTGGTAAGTATTTCTCTGTCGATTATGTCCGCCGCGAGATCCTAGGTCAGACTGATAAGGATGTCAAAGAAATCGATAAGCAGATGAAGGGCGACATTGCTTCTGGTCTTGCTATCGATCCATCTCAGCAGAATATGCTGGATACAATGTCCGCACAGAACACTGCTTTCCAACCAGAGATTACTGGTATGCAGGCAGATGATGCTGCGGAAAGAAACGAACTCGCTGCTGATAGTGCTGCGGAAAGAGAGGTCAAGCAAGCAAAGACATTGCCTAAACCTTCGTCAAGTAATAAATAAATTATACTGAATTGTTATTATGGAACAACAAAACCCTGAACCTGGCATTGTAAATATCGTTGATAAGATCAGCGACAATGACAGAGCATCTGCTATTGATGCCATTCATGATCTGCTTTTTGCTAAAGCATCCGATGCGATGGCAACATATAAGCAGGTTGTTGCGAAGACATTCTTTGATGAACCAACCGACACGGAAACTACCGATGAAACTGATAACGGAACAGATTGAAAACGTTCATATTCTTACTGAAGAAAAGAACGGAAAGAAACTCCTATACATTGAGGGTGTCTTTCTTCAATCGGAACTAACAAATCGCAATGGTCGTAGATATCCTTTCGAAGTTCTCAACCGCGAGGTAGAGAGATACAACGAAGAATATGTAAAGACTAAGCGTGCTCTCGGTGAACTCGGTCATCCTGATGGTCCTACTATCAATCTTGATAGAGTATCACACAGGATCACAAGTCTCCGCGCCGAAGGTAATAATTTCATTGGCAAGGCACAGATCCTTGACACACCAATGGGTAAGATCGCCAAGTCTCTTTTAGATGAAGGCGTTCAGTTAGGTGTTTCCTCTCGTGGCATGGGAAGCATCGAAAAGTCAGAAGGTATCTCGGTTGTCCGTGATGACTTTATGTTAACCACCGCTGCTGATATTGTAGCAGATCCATCCGCTCCCGACGCTTTCGTAAATGGAATTATGGAAGGCAAAGAGTGGGTTTGGGAAAATGGAATTCTCAAGGAAGCAAAGATTGATAAATACCGCAGATACATGGACGAATCGCGCCGTGATCTAGAAGAGAGAACGCTCAAAGTGTTTGAGCATTTCCTCTCAAATCTTTGATTCTATAAATAAACTTAGATTAATTATACGGAAATTACGAGGTAAACTCAAATGTCAGATATGCTAAACGAAAAATTTGAGGAGTTCGTTACCGAGCAGAAGGTGATTGTAGAAGCTGGCGATCCTATGCCAACGGTTTCTGCTAACGTTATTCCTGGCACAGGTAGTGAGCCCTCTCAGGTTTCTGACGCACAGACTGGTTCTGGTAGCGGAAAGGATCCTATGCCCTCAGTTCAACCATCGGTTGCTCCTGGTCAATCTGCAGCTGCAGATCTTGGTGGAACTTCCACCACTCCTAACGAGCACGATGATGATGGCGAGGAGAACCCTGGCGCTAAAGCGGCAGCACCTGTTTCGCAAGATGGCAGTGTTACCTCAACCGCTGGTAAGCCTGGTAAGGATCCACAACCTTCAGTTGGTGCTCAAGTAGCATATGGAACCAGCATGGGTGGCGCAGTTGGTTATCCAATCAAACCATCGTTTGAGTCCCTCGATGTTTCCGCTGACGTTGCCGCTCTAGTAGAAGGCACCGAACTCTCTGAAGAGTTTGCCGAGAAAGCAAAGACAATTTTCGAAGCTGCTGTCAAGGCAAAAATCTCTGAAGAGTATGACAGACTTGTAGAGCACTTTGCTGCTGAACTCGATAAGCAAGTAGCTGCTGCTAAAGCAGAGCTTTCCGAGGAAGTAGACGGCACAGTGAACTACGCTATCGGTCAATGGATGGAGCAAAATCAAGTTGCTATTGACCGTGGCATCAGAAATGAGATCACCGAAGACTTCATCGCAGGTCTCAAGGGTCTCTTTGAAGAGCACTATATCGCTATCCCCGACGAGAAAGTCGATGTGGTAGAAGGTATGGCTGAATCTATTCGTGAGATGGAAGAGCGCCTAGACGAACAGGTCAAGGCAAATGTGAAACTACAAAATCGTCTTAATGAGACTGCTAAACTCAACATTCTGAACACTGTTTCGGAAGGACTTGCAGATACTCAGAAAGAAAAACTCGCAGCTCTCGCAGAGGGTCTAGAGTTTGTTTCTGAAGAGGCATTCTCCAAGAAGGTCAAGACCATCAAGGAGAGCTACTTCAAAGAATCAATCGCTGCACCTGCAGAGGTTGCTGATGAAACTCCAGTAGAAGGTTCTGAAGATATGAATCCAGTAATGGCACAATATCTACAGGCACTCAACCGCTGGAATTCCTGATAATTAATCCAACACTTTTTCCAATCGGAGCAAACTAATGTTTAACGCACAAGCTCTGACAGAAAAGTGGTCACCTGTTCTAGGTCATGAAGGCGCTGGCGCTATCAAGGACAATTATAGAAAGGCTGTTACCGCTGTTCTGTTAGAAAACACAGAAAGACAACTACGCGAAGAGCGTGGTATGATCAACGAGGCAAGCACCGTTGGCGCTATCAGCGCAACTGGCGGTCAGGCACTTGGCGGTTCGGGTCTTGACACCAAGGTTGGTGGACTTGCAGGTTTCGATCCTGTAATGATCTCCCTAATCCGTCGTGCTGCCCCTAACCTAGTAGCATATGACATCTGCGGCGTTCAGCCAATGTCAGGTCCTACTGGTCTAATCTTCGCAATGAAGTCGCACTACAACACTCGTGCAGGTGCTGAGGCACTCTACAACGAGCCTGATGCTGACTTCTCTGCTTCTCAGCAGGGTCCTGGCGCATACGCAGGTAATGAGATTTCACCTCTTGGCGACGGTGGTACTACCGATGCTAACCCTGGTCTTCTCAACGATGGTGGCACCTACGAAGGTGGCGCATCTGCAACCGCTAAGACTGGTATCACTAGAGACAAGGCAGAAACCCTAGGTTCTGGTGCTGGTAATCTATTCAACGAAATGGATTTCAGCATCGAGAAGACTGCGGTTACCGCTAAGACCAGAGCACTCCGCGCTGAGTACACTCTAGAACTAGCACAAGACCTCAAGGCAATCCATGGTCTTGATGCTGAGCAGGAACTCGCTAACCTTCTTTCCAGCGAGATCCTTGCTGAAATCAACCGCGAAGTCGTTCGTACAGTTTACACCGTTGCTAAGACTGGTGCTCAGAACAACGTTGCTAACGCTGGTATCTTCGACCTCGACGTTGACTCCAACGGTCGTTGGTCAGTTGAGAAGTTCAAGGGTCTAATGTTCCAGATTGAGCGTGATGCTAACGCTATCGCTCAAGAGACTCGTAGAGGAAAGGGCAACTTCATCGTTACTTCCGCTGACGTTGCTTCTGCACTTGCTATGTCTGGCACCCTCGACTACTCCTCAGGTCTAAGCGGCGCTGGTGGTCCTTCCATCGGTGAAGTTGATGACACTGGTAACCTCCTAGTCGGAACCATGAACGGCAGAATCAAGGTCTACGTTGATCCTTATTCCGCTAACGTTTCCAACAGCCACTACTATGTTGTTGGTTATAAGGGTTCTTCACCATATGACGCAGGTCTATTCTACTGCCCATATGTTCCCCTCCAGATGCTCCGCAGCATTGATCCTCAAACCTTCCAACCTAAGATTGGATTCAAGACCCGCTACGGCATGGTTGCGAACCCATTCGTTGAGGCATCTGCTGGCGTTCCTGACGCTGAAGCTCTCACCGCTTCGAAGAACCAGTATTACAGACGTGTATTGGTCAAAAACCTCATGTGATATAAATCTTCATATGAAGACATTAAGGGGACCTTCGGGTCCCCTTTTTTTGTAAATAGTATATAATGAATTGTGAAATTATGCCAAGAGGTCGTATGAGTAAAGTTGACATTTTAGCACGGGTCTATAAAATGAAGACAGCACTTTACAATGGTCAACACCATGACAAGTCAGCTGAATGGCATGATGGGGCACATGATGCTCTAAGTAAAGTGTTAGAAGCTCTCAACGAATACAGTTTATGAACCAATCCTCATTAGTTCTATTGCTATGTTTGTCGCCGTTAGCAGCGGTGTTCATTGTAATGAAACTTGCGTTGTGGTTAGCAGAAACTTCTGCCTTCAAAGCAGAGACTGATAAACTAAAGCGTATGCAACATGGACCATACGAAGTATGGGATGATGAAGAGGAGGATGATGAATGGATCTAGATTATCTCTACCAAGAAATTATCAAAATGAAAAATGAAACGTTGATGGAAGAACCTTGTCCTTTATACGAACCAGAGTGGGAAGATGTCACAAATTCAGCAAAAGATTGGGAAGATTTTTGGCACAACGAAGCCAGAACCTCAACCGACAATAACGAAAGAAGAAGTTCAGGAGATGATTGATGCTGCCATACGCCGTCATAATCGGAATGCTTCGATTATTAGTATGTGTGTTGGTTGGGTTGTTCTTGCACTTTTTGCTGAGGGTCTGCTTCGACTCGTTGGAGTAATTCCTCCACTATTGCCATGGTTGAATATCACATTATAGAATGGATGGGAGTTGTTCTCCTATTTGGATTTGGTATGACAATGATTTGTCAAGGTCACGCTATCTTCCATGGTAAATATGGTTATAAACATTCTGAACGTGAGAAAACTCGTTCGGCTGATATTCGGAAACAACTGGAACAGATCATCAATGCGAATGGACATTCTACGGAAGAGGATTAAGCAAGTGCAAACTGCAGAGAAAATTGATGAAGCGATTAACGAGTGGTATTCGCTTCATGATCTTCCTGTTCCTCAGTGGAAATCAAAACGAGATCCTGATTGGTGGAGAGAGTATTTGATTGATCTAGGTCTCGATCCAAACAACCCATAAATACTAGGTAGCTTGGGAAGTTGACATGTCCGCTGAATGGTATAAGGAACAACCTACTAATAGGAATTTCCTAAACCCAATTGGTTATCTCCTTAAACTAGAAAAGTTTGAAGGAGTGGACTTCTTTTGTCAAACAGCAAATGTCCCCGACGTTTCAATGCCAACAACGGAAATAGCAAGTCCTTTTAGAAACTTGCCTATTATTCCTGGTGGTGGTGTAACGTTCGGGGATTTTTCTGTGCGTTTTATTGTTGACGAAGATCTTGTAAATTACAATAGTATTCATGCTTGGATGCGTGACAATGGTAATGCGGATCAGATGGCAAGGACAACTCCAGAAGCAGACATCTATACTAACGGACAATTACACATTGTTACCTCACAATACAATCCAGCATTTATTGTAGAGTTCAGAGATTTGTTTCCTGTATCTTTGTCTGGTCTACAATTTGATGCTACAATTACTGATATAGAATACATTACTGCTGAAGTAACATTCAAACACCAGCAGTTCTTCCTTCGTGATAAATCCTTACAACCTCTATGAATTTTGAAACCCTTCGTGATAAATTTGAAAACTTGAGAGAACAATGGGCGGAAGATAGCGCCGTTGATTTTCAGTTTAAGAATAAACAGTATACCACAGATCTGGGACAACTTGCGTTAGACATCCCTTTCCAACATAATAAATACTTAAACCATTACACTGACATTCAGCAGATCAAAACCTCGCTGGAATTTCAGATCCGTAAGATGGTGAAAGAGAAACGTGAGTATTATTCTGGCGAAGCAGATGCCAAGACTTACGCCTCTAAACCATTTGGATCAAGCATCAAGACTTCAGAAAAAATGAAAACTTATCTTGAGGCAGATGACGAGATCATCAACCTTGAGGCAAAGATCAAATATCTAGACCAGATGCTTTACTGGTTGGATCAAGTCATGAAGCAAATTTCTAACAGAGGTTTTCAGATCAAGAGTGCCATTGAGTGGGAGAAATTTGTAAATGGACAATGATGACCTGCCTCTCAGTTAAAAAGAAAAAT